ATGGTTAAATCGTTTGGTTATGGATGCAAGATAATACACTTTTACACATTAACCAAAAATATTTTTAATTTATTTTTATTTGGCTATATTTGTGATATGGAAAAGCAGAAACGAGGTAGAAAGCCCAAGCCTGCACATCTGAAAGTGCAAATGGTGGCGGCTTACCTAACAAAAGAACACAAAGATTTGATTATCAGTAACTATGGTAGTTTAACAAAGGCTGTTTTGCATGAAGTTATTGGGAAAATCCATGCAAATCAATCCCTTGAAAAACAAGAGGAGATACACTTAAGCCATCAGTAATGGATATAGTTATAGCCTTGGGAACTGGCAGTCGGTGGATGGACAATGAGCTTAGGTATGCTCTAAGGTCTATTGATGCCCATTTAAAAGGCCATACTGGTAGAGTCTTACTAATAGGTCAAAAGCCTAAATGGGTAAAGAATGTTGATTACTATGACATACCAGATGTGCCAGGCCGCAAGAACTTTAGCATCTTCCAAAAGATACTTACTGGCTGTGAGATGACCAATACTGAGGATTTTATATTCTGGAATGATGATCACTTTTTACTAAAAGACCTCCATGTCAACCAATTTAGATACTGGTATGATGGGCTTTGCAAGCAATGGGCTGAGAAAGCCACTGGGTTATATAAACGAGCCATCACAAATACAGCTAATCTGCCAGGATGCAATGACCTTTATACTGACATCCATGTTCCTATTGTTTACAATGCAAAAGAGTTTGGCAAGCTGCTAGACCTAGATTGGAAGCAAGAGTATGTCATTAAATCGGCTTACACTAAAAACATGGAAGGCGGTTTTGAGTACATGGCTGACCTTAAACTAAACCAGCAATACAATATAAGTAGTTGGATGGGTAAATTACATAACCGCTTATTTTTTAGTATTGGGTCTTATGCTGTCAATGCTGACTTTAAGATAATGATGGAAAAGCGATATTCTAGAAAATCACAATACGAGAAATGAAAATATTTATACAAAGCCCAAACATCAATAGCCGACATGGTGGCATCAGAGTCATCAATGAATGGGCTAATCGATTAGAATATTATGGCCATACTGTTATTTTATATAATCAAGCTGGCCCAGTTCGGTGTGATTGGATGACCATAACTTGTAAAATTGTAAATACCACTAACTTACTTGCAAGCTCAGATTTATTAATCGTAACGAGCCCACATGGTGCTTCTTTGTTATACAAGGACAAACCAGTAAAAAAGGTAGTCTTTTTACAAATGTTAGAGCATTTGTTTAACATAACCAACAAGGCATTTTTTGATAGTTGCTTTACCTTATACTCTACCAAATATCCCCTTATCTCTATTAGCCAGTGGAATATCAGAATCTTACAAAACACCTACAAAAGAAAAGGACCTATATTTTATGTAGGCAATGGGGTAAATCTGGAAGACTTTACCATAAGCGATAAACCTAAAGAGGGTAGAGTAGCCTTATTGGAATCTCCAGAGCCAACTAACATGGCTAAAGACACAGAAAAGATTGCAGTGCAAGTAGCTAAAAATCTGAGAGAAAAGGGATGGGCAATTAAGGGATTTGGCTTAAAGAAGCCAGTAGATAGAATTTATGCTGAATATCACGTAAAGCCAGACCTTGCTACTATGAATAGGTTATATGAGGAGTCAACCATAATGATTAAGGCTACTAAATATGATGCTAGATCAACTGCCCCTTTAGAGGCTGGCACAAAGGGTACGGTAACGATACGATCTATAATAGAGGGTGATGATGACCTAAATGATAGCAACTCTTTTAAGACTGGCTATTCGTATGACAAGTTATTTGATGCAACAATGTTTGCCATAAATCATCCAGACCAACTAAAAGAAAAATCAGACAACATTAAAACTTATGTGCAGACATACACTTGGGATTACTGGATGTATAAAATTAATGAAATCTTATGCAGCTTATAGTTGGATGCGGTCCTAACTGGCCCAAAAGAGAAAATGACATCTTTCTTGATTGTCGCAAGTTTAATAATGTCGATGTGGTTCACGACTTAAATATAAGCCCTTGGCCTTTCAAGGATAACAGCATGACAGAGATATCCGCTATTCATGTGGTAGAGCATCTTAACAATTTGCTAGACTTTATGAATGAAAGTCATAGAATACTACAAAAAGGCGGTGCATTATACATAGAAACCCCAGAGGCAGGAGCAAACCCAGACTTGCAGTTTGCCGACCCTACTCATGTAAGATGCTACCGAAAGCATACATTCATAAACTATTTTACCCTATCTGAGGCTCATAAATTTGGCTACACTGATAAGCTCTGGGCTATCATGCACATAGATACTAAAGATGGTAACCTTATTGTTCATTTAACACCCCTAAAATGAGAATCTTAATTGTTGCCCTAGAGTATTTAGAGCCAGAATGGCAAGACACCTTAAAATGTATTGAGGAAACTGGCTTACCTTATGAGATAGTCAGTAGGGATGGAGTAGGCAATATGTCTAGGGCTTATAATACAATACTAATGGACCCTACTTGGAAGGCTGACTATTTATGGTTTGTAAGTAATGTAACCTTTAAACCAGAGATGCCTTTTGAGCTTGCAATGGCTTGCGAAAGACTAGTCTGGGCTGGCATTCATCCTGCTATGCCTACCTCAGATCACAAATTCCAATGGCCTAATGGTAACGAGCCGAAAGAGACACCTTTTATAGAATGGACTGCCCCGATGGTTAATGCTGAGGTATTTGCAGAACATCCTCTTGATGAGATGCTGCCTTATTACTACATGGACCTTGACTGGTGCCATCGGGTCAAGCCTAAAAAGGTAGGTGTGCATCATGGGCAAGTCATCGGGCATACCTATTTAAGAAATAAGCAAGAGCATCCGATTGGACAGCTAAGAAAGCAGCTTAGAAACTACTGGACCCCAATCAGTCAAAGACACATGCTGCAAAAATGGGGTAAAAACTGGCAACAAGATTTATGGCCTAAATAAAACAAAATGACAACACTAGAACTACATGGAATTTATCATGAACTTGCCTTTTGGCAGCAATTTGTAAAGACCGATCGATTCCTAAAGGGATGGGTAGGTAAAGTTAAAACCCCAGAACTTAATCAAGAGGTGGCAGACTTTATCAAAAGTGTTCCACATGATACAGTCTTGGATGTCGGCTCGGGAGTCTGCTCAATCCTAAATGGGTTAGTAAATGTAACCCCATGCGACCCTTTGGGACACCTTTACAAGCTAATATTTGACTTTGAGCGACATAAGCTAAAAGCTCCACTACCCTACCCAGCAGAGGAGTTGCCCTTTAAGAATGAGTTTGACATTGTACATATCTCAAATGCATTAGACCATACCCAAGAGACAAGAAAGGCCTTGGATTTGTTATTACAAGCAGTTAAGCCTGGAGGGTATCTAATTGTGCAAGGGTTTTTCAACGAGGCAACACATGAGAACTGGCAAGGCTTCCATCAATGGGATATATCATTAGATGATCATGGCTGCATGGTTATATTAGGCAAGAAGTCAAAAACCATTATTGCATGGCCTCCACATAAGTTTGCAACAGTCAATTTATTAGGTCGGGATTGGTATTATTGGATAATAAAAAAATAAACATGGAGTCAATAGTTTACAATGAAGATTGTATGATTGGGATGGCCAAATACCCAGATAAATACTTTGACTTAGCTGTTGTTGACCCACCATACGGAATTGAGCAATTAACAGGAAAAGAAAGTGCTAACAATAGAGGTAAATTAAATAAAAAAAGATTATTAGGCATCGAATCTGCAAAATTTAGACATTGGGATATTGCACCTAATGAACTATATTTTACTCAATTATTTAGAATAAGTAAAAATCAAATTATTTGGGGAGGAAACTATTTTAATTTGCCAAAGTATAGATGCCCTATTGTATGGGATAAATGCCAACCGTGGCAAAATTTTAGTCAAGTTGAGATTGCGTGGACATCATTCAATAAACCTGCTTCAATCATAAAAATAGATAATAGAACTGGTAATAAAATACATCCTACACAAAAACCAGTAGAATTGTATAAATGGATTTATTCAAAATATTTGCCAGATGGTGGTAAAGTTATTGATACGCATTTAGGCTCTGGTTCAAATAGAATAGCAACCGATAAAGCTGGTAACATTCATTTTATTGGGTTTGAATTAGATAAAGATTATTTTGAAGCTCAAGAAAAAAGGTGGGCAGAATATAAAAAACAACTTGTCTTATGGTAATATGCTGTGATATAGATGGTTGCCTAACAGATGGCAAAATCTGGGTTGACCATCAGGGAAACATTATTAAGTCCTTTAATAACAAAGACATCGGGGCGATAAAGGAGCTAATCTCTATGGGCTATCAGGTCCACTTAGTAACCGCAAGCAGTTGGCCTGGAGCAGAGCAATACCTACGCAGGTCTGGGGCTCAATTGCACATCATACGAAATAAAGAGACTATTCCTTTTGACTATCAAATAGCCATTGGAGACTCGGCATGGGATATTCCTATGCTATGTAAGGCAAAACACTTATTTTGTCCAGCAGATGCATCTTTAGAGGTTAAGTGTTTAGATGGTGTCCATCCACTAATGACACCAGGAGGGCAAGGAATCATGCTTGAATTGGTCCGCATACTTAGTCAATGGAATAGTGATGTTGATAAGTAGTACTACTTATATTTGGTAGATTGCTAAATATTTCGTATATTAGGGGGTGAATAAAGGGTAAAAAATCAACGAGCCTTCAGTCCTTCGGGGTTGAGGGCTTTTTTACACTATGCCTTACAAATCAAGAGCCCAAGCAGCTTTCTTTAACATTAACAAGAAAAAGCTCGAAAAGCAAGGAGTTAATGTGGAGGAGTGGAATAAAGCCTCCAAAGGCAAGAAACTCCCTAAGATGGCTAAGAAAAAGAAGTAATGTCATCACTCACCACCATAGACTGGGATGTTGTAGGCGAATACCTAATGGCAGGATGCTCTGGAGTAGAAGTAGCCGCACACCTCGGTATCCACGAAAACACTCTGTATCAACGATGTAAGTCGGATTTAGGGGTCGATTTTGTGGCATTTAAGCAAGAAAAGCAAGCATCAGGAGAAAGCCTTTTAAGGAAAGTCCAATTTGATGCAGCAATCAAAGATAAAGACCGAGCTATGCTTATCTGGTTAGGCAAGCAAAGGTTAGGTCAGAAAGAAAAAGGCGAGCAAGATATTAAGGTTGATGGCGGCATTAACATAGTATTCAAGCCAGCCAATGAGACAAGTTGATATTCGATATACAAGTGTCTTTGAAAGAAACTTACTAGCCTATCAGGCAAAAAGATTTAGGGTAATAGCCAACCAAGGCTCTACTCGATCTGGTAAGACTTATTCAATTTCACAACTTTTAGCTCTTTACATACCGCACAAGGAAAAAGTAACGATTTCGGTGGTTAGTCCATCTTTGCCTCACTTAAAAAGAGGTGCTAGGCGAGATATCTTAAAGATACTCGAAGATGCTGGTATCTACTCAGATGACAATTTTAACAAGACCGACAATGTCTATCATTACCCTAATGGCTCTTATATAGAGTTCTTTGGGGCTGAGGACTCGGGTAAGGTAAGAGGACCAGGGCGAGACATACTGTATATAAACGAGGCAAATCTATTGCCTCACTCGATTTACCAGCAGTTAGCCCTTAGAACCAAGCAGACCATCTTCTTAGACTTTAACCCAGTCGATGAGATGAGCTGGGTGTACGATGTCGCTGATAGAGATACTAACCTCTTAATCCACTCAACCTACAAAGACAACCCATTCCTGCCAAGTGAGCAGGTAGCTGAGATTGAAAGTCTGAAAGATGCAGACGAGAACCTCTGGAAGGTCTTTGGGTTGGGAGAAAGGGGTAAGTCATCAGAGATTATCTACACCCATTGGAGGCAAGGTCAGTTCCCGGATGAGTGTGAAACGGTTTATGGCTTAGATTTTGGCTACTCAGTTCCAACTGCTTTAGTCAAGGTAGGGTTTCACGAAAAACAGACCTTTGTCAAGGAGATGCTTTACGAAACTAAGCTAACCACCACCGATTTAATAGAAAGGCTAAAGGTGCTAAACATTAAGAGGTCCGATGAGATTTACTGTGATGCTGCTGAGCCTAAGACTATCGAGGAACTGGTCAGAGCTGGGTACAATGCCAAGCCAGCCGAAAAGGATGTCTATGCAGGCATCCAAAAGGTCAAAAGCCAGCCTTTAATCGTTACCCCTGACAGCACGAACTTAATAAAAGAGATTAGGTCCTACAAGTGGAAAGTCGATAAAGATGGCAAGGTTCATGCAGACGAGCAGCCAGTTAAGATGTGGGATCACCTGTGCGATGCGATGCGGTATGCAATTTACACGAAACTAAACAAGCCCCGATTTGAGGTGATGGCTTGGTAAAATAAAGAAAGTGGGTAGAATAAAAGATGCGTGGGATGCACTAACAAAGAAAGCGGTGCCAATGATGCCGATAGGCCAGCCTTTTGCTTCCTATCAGGTAACTGGGGGCACTTTTGTTGGCATCAGCGATAACAGAACTAACTACATAAGAGATGGTTATCAGGTTAATGATATCCTTTACTCTACAATAACCCTGATTACAGATAAGGTAAAGCTGCCCGATTGGACCACCTACAAGGTTGTCGATGAGGCCGCTTTCAAGTCGTATCAGGGCTTAATGAGAAAAAAAGACATCTCTACCGAGGACTTTCAAAAGGCTATGGGCTATAAGAAAAAAGCCTTAGAGCCTATTTATGTTGATAGACTTACTGAGCTTTTACGATACCCTAACGACTACGAAACATTCCAAGACCTAGTCGCTAACTCTACTGGATATAAGCTGATAACTGGTGGCCGCTGTGTTTGGGCTCAGATGCTTGACATGGGAGCCAATCAAGGCAAGCCCTATCAGTTGCACAATCTACCTTACCAAGAGGTTAACATTATTGCCTCTACTAATATGTTCCCCATCGTTGAGGAGGGGTACATGATTCCGGTCCTTTCAAATGCCTTATTTCCTAAAAGCCAAGTTTTACACGATAAGTACCAAAACTACGACTGGGATATTAATGGAGCCCATCTTTACGGCATGAGCCCTCTTAAGGCTGCTTTACGGAGATTAAGTAGGTCTAACTCAGCCATCAAAGCTAGTGCTGCCATGCTCGAAAATCAAGGGGTAAAGGGTGTCCTTTATGTCGATGACCCAAGAGTTATCAATGGCGGTGTAGATGTGGCTGATACAAGAAAGCAAGTAGAAGCTATTAAGAGTAAACTCGTAGGCAAAGGTGAGTGGGTAGGATCGGAGAACTGGGGCCGCATTGGTGTCTCTGGTTACAAAATGGGGTGGCAGTCTGTTGGGCTTAATCCGGTAGAGCTGTCAATCATTGACTCTGAGAAATGGGACCTAAAGCGATTCAGCTCTGTTTATGGCGTTCCTAGCCAGTTGGTGGGTGATTCTGAGTCCTCAACCTATAACAACGTCAGAGAGGCTGAAAAGGCCCTTACCACTCGTTGTGCCATGCCTCAGTTGGTATCGTTCCGTAACCACTTTAATAGAAAGCTACAAACAGACTGGGGCTACAAAGGCCAGAATGTTTACATTGACTTTGACCATACTGTATTTACAGAATTGCAAGAGGATGTAGTCGAAAAGTCAGGATGGATTAAAGACCTCAAAGCTCTTAGCCCTAACGAGCAAAGAATGCTCTTAGGTTTAGAGAGAATAGAGAACCCCATTTTTGATGAGCCCTGGATAACTACGCAAGATGGTATGCCATTTAGCGAGTATGAAGCTCCAAACATGGACCTAAATATAACTGATAGCCCTAAGTTTTACAAATCAGAGGGTGAAAAGGTATCTTTTGACTATGATGGTGTTTTGAGCACTGCCAAAGGCAAAGAAAAAGCCGCAGAGGAGATTGCGGAGGGTTCAATCGTTTATATCATCTCAGCTAGATCAGATAAAGAGGGTATGCTTAAAACTGCCAAAGATTTAGGTATCCCAGCTTCAAGAGTATATGCTACTGGCTCAAATAAAGCCAAGATTCAGAAGATTAAAGATTTAGGAATCTACAAGCATTATGACAATAACCAAGATGTAATCGATGGTTTAGATGACAGCGATACAGAGGGGGAAATGTTTGATGACGATTGATGATGAGATAAAACGGACTTATCCCGTAACAAAAAGGGAAAGGTGCTGTGCGTTATACAAGGCAAAAATGGAGGCTAAGCGATTAGCCTTAAAAAATAGGTTGATGAATGACAGACAAGGAGAGAACAGAGTATGCGAAGCAGTTTGCGAACACAAATCGCAAATTCAGCAAGACTCACTATCCTAAAGTCAAAAGACAACTAGATAAGGTTGTCAGCTCTTTGATAGGTACAATAAAGAAACGAGGTCCTAGACAGGCTTTGGTGGACTTACGGACAATGCTCTGGAATGATGAGCTTTACAAACCAATTGAGGCTATTTACAAGTCAGTTGGGGTGTACTGGGCTAACCAGACTTACAAGTTAATCCGTAGAGAGGCTGGGCAAAAGGGTATAGGCAGATCGGAACAGTGGGCTAAATTTGTAATGGATGAGCTTGAAAGGACCCTACTGCAATATGCCGTTGTTAAGACATCAGAGACACTTAGGAATCATTTAATTCTCGTATTGCAATCCTCAATCGCCAAAGAGCTTACGGTCGATGAGATTGTGAAGTTGTTTCAAGACTCTGGCTTTACCTCAATGCAAGCCGAAAGGATTGTCAGAACTGAGGTAGGTAGGGCAGCAAACACTGGGATAAAGGCAGCAGCCGAGTCATTTGACTATAAAATGGTCAAAGAATGGATTGCCTTTAGAGACACGAGGACCAGAGGTTTCAAACCCGAGCAACCTAAAGACCATTATCACATGGATGGTCAGGTGGTGGACTTTTACGACAACTTTGTGGACCCAAGAAGCAAGGAGCAGATTGAATATCCGTTAGCTCCGGGCGGTTCGGCAGGAATGGTCATAAATTGCAGATGTTCTTGGATTGTTGTACCTAAAAGAGATAGCAGAGGAAGATTAATAAATAGGGGAGGAGCTTGATCGGCTACGGCCAGTACTGCGGAATCATGAAACAATAACCAGGGTCAACCCTCCCAAAATATTGAATATGAAAAGATACTTTGAACAAAAAACACTTAGCAACTCGGTGCAGGATGTCTCTACGACAACCCGCAAGGTAAAGGTTGCTATCAGCCAGATGGGTTCTAAAGACTTTGACAATGATGTTATTGACTTTAGTGCCTATAACAAGACATTGGCAGAGAGAGGTCCTAAAGGGGCTAACCTCATCTGGCATCTGACAGACCACAACCCAAGCCTAAAGTCAGCCATTGGCAAGTTCTCTGAGTTGTATGTAGAAAAGAACTATCTGGTAGGTATTACCGATGTGCCTAACACTACATGGGGCAATGATGTTCTTGAGTTCTACAAGTCTGGTCATATTAACCAGCATTCGGTAGGCTTTAGAACTATCAAGGCTGAGAACCAAAAGAGTGCTGAGGGTGAGTACAACCTTATCAAAGAGATATTGCTTTTTGAAGGTTCTGCAGTCCTTTGGGGTGCTAACCCTAACACCCCTACCATTGAGGTAGGTAAAAGCCTGAGTGGTCAAGAAATCCTTGACAACCATGCTAAACTTAGCAAAGAGCTGAGCATGCTCTTAAAGTCATTGAAAGATGGCCGCTTCTCTGATGATGCTTTCGAGTTTATCGAAATCAGAGTAGCACAAATAAACGAGGCAATAAAATCACTTATATCTGTTGAAGCCACTCCTAAAGTAGAGCAACCCGAGCAATCAGTTGTACAAGCTAAGGAGCCGGAGGTTGATTTAAG